TTACTTGAACAAATTACAGTATTGAGATATTTCTTTCTGTAATTTACTAGCGAGCAACTGATTTTCATAATGTAAAAGCCTTTTTTCAGCGAACTGTAGTGTAACATTGAATTTTTCGGCAATAATATATGCCTTTAATTGCTGAGGAGATAGCTTTCTTAGCATAAAAGTAGGTACACAAAATTGTTTTGCAAAGTTTTTAGCTTTTGATTCCTGGTAATCTAAAAACATTTGATGCATTAATAATTGATTACCAGAATGCAATAGTAGGTGACAAATTTCATGCCCAAAATCTTCCCATTGTTCTGGTTGAGAGATACGATCGTCGACTATTAAGCTAGCTATTTGATTTCTTTCCATTGCATGGCTTCCAAACGGAGCAAAATACAGCCAAATGTTTAACTTTTCCGCAATCTCCATCATATCAATTTGTTCAGGAACAATAATAGATAAGGATTGGTACAAGTGTTGGATATAGTCTTCGAGTTGTGTTGTGTAGTAGGGTTGCGATTGAAACATATTCTCACTCCATTCATAAAATAAGAACGCACGTTCTTATTTTATATTATAAATGAAAAAAATGGAAGAGTAGTGGGGTTCCAATAACAGTATTTCCTATAAATATAAAGTATATTGTAGATTTATTAATGGGGTCTAAAGCCTATATTAGTGTTTTAGATATTGGGGAATTGGAACGATTTATGATTTTGAAAGGATGGAAAGTTTTTAAATTAATTAAAGAAGGAGCCACACTTGAACAAATAGAAAAGAATTTTCTTCACATGTATATCTTATTTGATAAAGAAAACCCTAATAAGAACGTGGGTGTTTCTATTGATATTCTCACTTCAATAATGATGGAGTTAATAGAGGGAGAAGAGTACCTAAATGGCTTTAAATTAATGATCAAAAAAGATAGTAATAAAAATAATTGGATTCCGTTTTATGAGAATGAATCTGAGATTTGGAGATAATTATACATAAAGAGGTAGTATCAAATGTACCTTCATAAATTAGGGGACTGGTATCAATACTGACATTTATGGGATTTATCTGAAAAGAAAAGTGTAGAAAATATAAATAATAATGGGGTGTAATCAAAAAAGCTGTCCTAAGAACAGCTTTTTTGATTATCCTTTATTAAATTTATTTTTGAGCTCTATATTTATTATATCCCTAGTTAATTTAGATAATATAACATTATTCATTTGATCCTCGCTAGGCATGAGAAGTTGACTTAAATCATCGTCGCTTTGAAATAGTTTACTATATGAATTTTTCAGGTGGGTATTATATACATCGTTATAGATTCTAGATTTAACAATTAGATCCTTAACATAATATTTATGGTATTGATAAATTTCCTCAATATGGAATAGCTCAGCGTGTTTTTTATATGGATTAACCATTCCCTTTGGAATATTATTGAAATCTAACGTTATTTTGAAATCATCGGATTCGCCAGTAATAGCACTAAAATAATCAGTTTTAGCTCTTTTATCCTTTTTCCCTGTAGTAAATTCACGTTTAAATGGAACTTTTCCTTCAAATTCATGCAAATAAGGATTTATAAAATTTTTCAAGTCAACCTTAGTTGAGCCTTTAAGGTCTGAATTACACACCTTACAGCAAGGAATTAAGTTATAAATTGATATTGCTAAGAAAGGGTATTCGGATTTACAAAAAAAATGATCTAATACAGGCCTTGTCCGGCCAGTATCGTTTAAATATGTAAAAATATATTGACTATTACAATATGGACAAACTGATATGTTTACATTTTGAACAAAAGTATATGCCCACCACAAAGTAGAGTCTTTAACATTTCTATTTGTAAAACGATCATATTCTTTTACAAAAATTTTCTCTAAGGCTTTATTAATTGCCTGTTTTTTTTTAGCTTGCAATTTTGAGCACTCTTCTTTAAGAGTAGTAGTATTTATTTTTGCAGTAACTTTTTCTCTGATTTTGTCTAGCTGTAGTGGATTACCAATTACAAGTGTCTCAAAATTTTTTAAAAGAAATACAAATATTTCTTTTAAAGCCGCATCATTACAATGTTCAATTGCATTATTTAGTATTGAATACAATGGAATTCTACTTTTACTTGCTCCAGATTCGGTCCCCTTACAATAGGCTAAATGTTTTTGAAGAATAGAAGCATTTAATTCAATTTTTATCATCTTTTAACATCCTTAATTCATCAATTTGTTGTTGTAATCTTTCTATTTTTTCATTAATACTTAAAACATCTAACTTTATTTTATCTTCAAAAAGTTCTATAAGTTTTCTTTTTACAATAGGTTCGCCAATAATATCAATTTGTTTTCTAATACGAGAACTGTTTTTTCTTATTTGTTCAGGGGAAGAATCTAATATTTCATCCACTAAATTGTTAATTTTATTCTGAGCGAATTTACCAACTAGTCCATCGTGCATAAAGAAAGAATTAGTTAGTAAATCATGAATATTAGCAGCAAAAGTTAATTGATTACCCTCTAAGTTTTTTACAGTACATACATTATTACCATTATCTTTTTTTAAGAATATGACATTGTTACTAGGTAAATCAGATAAGATAAAGGGTGAATGCGTTGTTAATATTATTTGAATGTTTCTATCCTTATATATATAAGAAATAATATCCATAAAAGTATAAAGCCAATCTTTTTGCCATTGGGGATGAAAGTATAAATCTCCTTCATCAATAAGAATTAAAGAATTATTTTTTAATTGCTCTTCTATAGAGTTGAATCTACTAAATAAGCTTAAAAACGCATATTCACCGCTACTCAATTGAGACCAATGCATTTCTATTTTAGGAAGTGAGAAGTTACAAGTCTTATATAAATCGAATAGTTGAGGGATATTAGGATCGTTTGTTCTTACATAAAATTCATTGTTATCGCGTTTGATTATTTTCCAGGAGGACAAGATAGTTATGAATTCATTAATTGCTTCATAATTATTGTCTAACTCCTTAAGAAAATTATGAATAATTTGAGGATCTAGTTTATTCTTTTTTTTGGTTTTTAAAGCATTTTGTATGGATTTTCTAAATGAGAGATAAAAACTCTTAAAAATATCAATATTTGTATCTAGAGTTTTTATTCCTGCTAATACATCATGTCTTATATCATGAATTATTTTCTTTTGCAATTTATAAGGGGCTTTTTCAAGCTGAGCTAATATATTTTCATAGAAAGGAGTGTAGGTATTTTCGTATACAATAGATAAAAAATCATTAGGATTCTTATAAAAATTTGTTTCATCACTAAACCTTAAAAGAGTATTAGTAAGAATAGAGCTACTATAAAAATAGTGATGTTTCATGTAGAGTTGTATTTCTTTAGGTATATTTATTTTTTCATTCATTTTTAAATCATGTTCGAATTTTTTGGTAAACATAATTTGATTATAAATTTCTGTTTTTAGATAAGATTCATTCTGAGCTAAATTATTTGTCGATATGTCATAAGTACGTATTGCTTTTTGGGGGTTATTTAAATCAGCCTTCATATCGTATACATTTGAGAAAAAAATAGCTTGAAGTGAAGATTCTGTAATATTGAGATAGTTAAAACATGTATTTTTAAATATAATAGTTGATTGTTCATGTATAATATTTTTTTCGTATATTAGTTCATCCTGTATATGAAAGTCAAAATAATAATTATATTGATTTTCATATATGATAAAAAAATCAAAATCAATAGTATTTCTTTCTTCAATTAAGTTCATTATTGATTCTAAAATTGTTGATTTACCTGTCCCATTTTCACCAACAATGCCAGTTACAGAATTAATTTTACAGCTTGCATTTAAAAAGTTTTTGGTATAAAAAAAATCTTTTATAAAGCCAGGATTTTTTTCTATTGTTAAATTTTTATCCTTTATGTCAAATAAAAATTCTCCTCCAAAATTTAAGGAAAGATTCTCTAAATATTTTTCTTTATTAATCCATAAGTATAGTATTTGCATAGCTATCTCCATTTCTCTTATATTTTAATAATTTTATTATAGATATGATTTGAAATTTCCTTGTTGGATAACTGGTTAGTTATGAAGTCTAGAGTGCATTGGTAAAGGTGTATATAGTGATAAAATGAGTGGATAATAAAACAAATACACGCATATAAGCGTGTTATTGTTAATAAAAAATATTAATTTTTTTTATGTTTCTCATTCTGCATTATGAATGTCCAAAAACGTTTTAATTCCTCACGTTTTTCAGGAGAAGCATCTTTAATATCTTTAAACCATATATTTAGGTCAGGATCTTCAAATGTAATTTCTTCTGCACGTTCTTCATGGCTAATTTTTCTTCCAAGGAGGAAATCAGTTGTTACTTCAAAATAGTTAGCAATATTATTAAGAGTGTCATAATCAGGTTGTCGCTCATTTCTTTCATACATGCCAATAGTACTTTCACTAAGTTTTAATGTTAGAGCCAACTCTTTTTGAGTTATTTTTTTTTCTTTTCTTAGTTCACGAAGTATGGTACCAAATGTTTTCATATTATCACCTGCCCATATAATAACACACTGTGTGTTATCTAATTAAGTTTTTAGTGGAAAATCACACAAAAAGTGTTGATAACACGTATTGTGTGGTTTATATTAGATGTAAATCGCACGAATTGTGTTATCAGGGAGGGAAGGCATGGAAAAGAGAAAGGTAGCAGAAAATCTAGTTAGTTTACGAAATGGAAAATCGAGAGAAAAAGTTGCAGAGGAGATAGGAATTAGCGTAAGTACTTTACAGATGTATGAAAATGCGAAAAGAGTTCCAAAAGATAGCATCAAAGTAAAATTGGCTAATTTTTATGGTGTAACAGTTCAATCTATTTTTTTTGATTATTAACAACACGAAATGTGTGGTTTTATGGGATTTACTAAGGAGGATAATTATGATTAACTTCGACATCGAATCATTTCGCAGAATCATCCGAGAAGAAGTACAAAAAGCAACCGAACATCTTCAACCAATGAATGAACTACCACCATTTTTAACTATTCCGGAATTAATGGAACTGTTACATATCAAACGCACCAAAGCATCTGAGTTATTAAATCGTTCTGATTTTCCAGTATGCCGTGAAGCAGGGGTTCTTATTCCTACACATCTTCTTTTTAAGTGGATGGAAAATCATACTGAATGGGTAGAAAACAATACAGAGTATTACAATCCATTTAAAAAATCCGTCTAATACAAAATTATCATGACGGATTGTCACAAATAAATACTATTTTAGGTACGAATGGGGGAAATGGATGATGTCTATAGGGAAAGAAGTTGCTATGGCGCGTAAACGAAAGGGGATCACACAAGAAAGACTCTCTTCAGAAATCCCTGTAAGTCGTGAGTCGCTAGCAAAATATGAAACTGAAAAACGGCGAATACCGAAAGACTTACGAAAATGTATTACTGAAGGAATAGATGACCCACAACTGTTTTTTAAAATGTGGAGTGAAGCAACAGGTCATGTAAGTATTCCATTCTTTAATGGCGAATATATAGACCTTCATCCTACAAGTATGAGGTACATGGTTCAGCAAGAAACAAATGAAGCTTTGAAACAGCTTGATGCATTATGTTGGTTTAAACCTTCACAAGCATGGTCTGAACATGAGAAAGAATCTATGAAAAAGGCTATGCATGAAATTTTAGATGCTACAGGTTCGATGATGAGTCTTGTAGCGGTGTTATGTGATCAGTACGGTTTTTCAATGACAGATATATTTAAGTATTGGAAAGTGTCACTGAGAGCAAGGAAATATACAGATGGTTAATTTGATTATTACTAGGGAGGTTAAAGTAATGACAATTGATTATGTGAGTCCAACTTTAAAGCAATATAAAGAACTGGTAAGAAAAGAAGCAAATTTATATGGTGATATCAGAATCGCATCAATTTGTGGAGATTTTATAAAAGCTAAAAATTTAAAGCAAGAGAAAAAATTGGCGGAGATAAGAATTCGAATCATAGAAGCTGCATTTGTTTTGAAAAATAAAAAGAAAAAAGAAATGGCTACCGCATAGCCCGCGATAGCCAATAATACCACCAAATGAATTATAGCATATTTCGATTTAATGCGACAAGCAACTGCGCTTGTCGTTATGACCAGAAAGATTTGTTCCCCTTCTGTTATTTGTTTATAAGATTTTGCTTTCTGGTCATAACGATACGTACAGTATCAAATTATTTGAAGTGAGGAATGAAACATGAAAGTAGAATGTAATCGTCTGTTTGATTTAGTTTTACCCGGAGATTTTGCTTTTGCAAGTGAATTACATAACTGCATGGTGACATGTATTCATAACATGTTCAATGCTAGCTCGCTTGATGAAGCAGATTGCTGGGAGAAAGAGTTAAATAGGTGCGTTAAAGAATTCAAGAGTATTCGTAACGCAAGAGAAGAACATGATGTATCAAAGAGTTATCGTGTAGTTGTTAAAAACCTTCAAGGGAAAGGAATCAATGCATCATTAGTTAGTCGTAGAAAATAAAAAATCTATCACTTGGCAGAGTGATAGATTTAAGACTCTTATAGAGAGTCTTTCTAAATATTAATTTAGTTAAATTATATCAAAGTAAATCAAGTAAAACAATGGAGGATGAATAATATGGCAGTTTATAGACCTGTTCAAGTTTCATATTGGCAAGATGCATTTGTTTTAGATCTTACACCAGAGGAGAAATACTTTTACTTGTATTTAATGACTAACAGCAAAACTTCTCAGAGTGGAATTTATGAGCTTCCATTACGTGTTATAGAAATGGATACAGGATATAACCGTGAAACAGTTGAGAAACTATTAGAGCGGTTTAGTGATTACGGAAAAATTAATTACAACAAGAAGACTAAAGAAATCATGTTGCTTAATTGGCTTAAATTTAATGCTATTACAAATATGAACATTGAAAAGTGTGTGCTGAAAGAAATACAGAGTATTAAAGACGAGGAGTTTTTAGTTGATTTTTATGAAACTTGTTTAGAGCAAGAGAAACAGCAGGATTTTAAAATTCCTCGTATTAAGGAGTACTTCCAAGCTCGTTTTGAGTGGCTTGCAAGGGGCTTTGATGACCCTATGAAGGAAAAAGAAGAAACAAAAACAGAAACAAAAGAAAAAGAAGAAACAAAAACAGAAACAGAAACAAAAGAAGCAGCGAGCTGTTCCGAAATGCAAAAAGTAGCAGAAGAAAACCCAATAGCATTTTATGAACAAAATTTTGGAGTTCTTAAACCTTTTGTAGCTGAAGGTATTAACGCTTGGGTTGATGATTTAAATGCACAACTTGTAATTAAGGCAATGAAAATCGCTTTAGAAAAAAATGCACCTAATATGTCTTATGTGCAAGGTATTTTAAGAGATTGGCATGCTAAAGGGTATAAAAGCATTAATGATGTTGAAGCTGCACAAACTCAATTCCGTAAGAGATATCAGTCACGTGGTGGAAGAAATAATGCTCGAAAAGAAATTGTTCCTGATTGGTTACATACTCAAGATACGGAAACACATTCTCAGTCAGTAGAGCGTAGTGAAACCGAATTAGAAGCTGAACGTAAACGTTTAGAACAAGTGTTATCTAAATATAAAAAAGAGGCTTAGGAGGATTGTAATGCCAAAGCAGTTAACAATATTTGATGTTGAGCCTGTAGTAGCATTCGATACTGAAAAAGCAAACATTCATCGATTAAATTCTAAAGTTCGCTTTACGGATGTAGTTGTTCAAGTACCAAAGCAAGTAAGAGCTACTGATGAATTAAAACTAACAACAGCTCCAAATGATCAGTATGAATTATTTGAGGAATATACGATTGGAATTTGGAGATTTAAGCGAGTAGAAGAGAAGCGGTTTGAGTGGGAAGAAGCAGAGGAGCTTTGCAAGTATGCGAGAGATAGTAAAGAACCGATTCCAATACGGCTTTATTTATCATTGGAACAATCGTTTATTCCCGAAAATGTTGTGGAATATCTATAGACAAATAAAAAAAGCCGAGACTGCTCCCGACTTGCTTCGACAAAGTAATTATAACATATGGGAGTGGTCTTAGTGGGAATTAGTAAAGAAAATCTTGTAGAAATGACAGCTGAAATAGATTTGAAAATAAACGGAATATATGTTGTTAAAAATGGTCAGGTCCAACTAATAGAACCACCTCAAGGTGGATTTGGTGAACAATCATTTGTATATCAAAGTGGAAAAGTAATTCGTATGGAAGAACGAAAAACACAGTTACTTTAATCAAATTTGAATTTTATTGAAAAGGAGAGGTAATTGATGCAGGAAATAGGATTAATTATATTAATCAGTATTTTTGTAACTCTTATTGTAAACAGCCTTTTGAGAATAAAAAAATGATGACCTTTCATAGGTCATCATAAGCATACTTTAATAAAAGAATTACCTAATGGAGTTAATCTAACAATTCCTTCAGATATCGCGAATTCTTTTGGTATTTCGTGCTGATTTTTATATTGTTGTAGAGCCGTGAAGAATGTGGAATTATTAAATAAATCATACCGTCCTTGAGTTGTATAACTTTCTTCATATGAAATAGATACTAAGCCTAAGCGTGAAAGGTTTGTAATAGATGTGGCGTTTTCGTCTCCATTAATGATATCTGATTTATCTCCATGAAAAACATTTGTTTTTAGAATAGTATATCCTCCAGTGTCTATAGATGTCATTGTGAACTGAACAATTGGATAATTACTTGATTCCTTAAACAGTAACATGTTACGGGCATCTTCCGGAGAGAGTTGTTTTATTATCTCAACAAAAGAATGGTGGACTTGGGTTGATTTTGTTTTGTCCATGGAAGATGCAATTATATTGGCAAACATTTCTCTTAGGGTTTCTTCTTCTATGTAATATTTAGATGCTTCTAATGCTGGACCTACGACGCTCATTTGGGGTTCTTGTAAATCATTTTCATCTATTGAGATTATTTTTTCAGCAATGGAGTCTTTATATTCTTCTAGCAAATGTTGATGTTGGGCTTTTTTCTTTTCTACGAAAAGGCTAAGTTTTCCGAAAGCTAGGTACCATAGGTTATCAAGCGTTTCCAGAGGTGCTTTAGTACCGTTTGTTGCAATTGTTGTTGCAAATGATGTTACTGCTGCTGTAATAATTGGATCCATTCATACTACCTCCATTCGTAATTAATATGAATATACCAATTTTGGAGGTAGTTGTGAATCAAATATTGGGAATTAATGAGTTTTTTAATAAAAGCGTTATTTTAATCGGAAAGGGGAATTTAAATGTATACAAAAATAGTTAAATACGAAAGAAACGGAATTGGAGCTTGGGATAAAGAGTATGAGAGTTTTGAAGTTCTAAAAGAAGTAAAGCCTACAGATAACGATTTTTTCGAGAATATCCTAAAAATAGACGGTAAATTGTACAAGCCTTGTAGCGCGTACGGTGAATATATAGCGGTTGAAGAAATTAAAATCAACTACAGCCCTGATGCGGATGTTAGAAATGAAAGTGGTATTGAATGCCCGTATTGCGGTTTTGTTGATCAAGATGAACAAGAGTATGAAAGTAATGTAGGCGAAACGGAATGTATTAGTTGTGGATCTGAAATTAAATACGTGATAAATCCAGTTATAAACTCGTTAGGAGAATGCGAAGAAGTTATATGCCATACGGGTCCGGTTAAATTAAATGAGCCTATCGAACTTTAACAAAATAGTTATTTAATAAAAAAAGCAGGTAGCTTTCGCTAGGCTGCTTTGCTCCATACGGGAGTTCTCGTTATGTAATTTAGATAAAGATACTAGCTATTAAAAATATAGCACCTATCAAAATTAGAAAATCAAATAAAATTAAGAACTGGTTTTTCTGTGGCTTTCGAAATTCCTTTATTAAGCTAAAAACTGCACTCATTCCGAAACAGATGTATAACAAAATCATTATTGTTTCTGACATCCTTAACACTCCTAATATATTAATAATCTAATTATATAACGAAAAACAAGTACATGTAAGTTTTTAACAAAATCCTTATTTTTTATTAAAAACTGCCCTTGTATTATGGGGTCACAAGGGCAGAAGATATATGGGTTTGCAAAGGACAATTTGCAAATTCTTATAAATTGTAACATGTATATAAGCCTAAAGTGGTTACGGAAAAGTAACAAAAGCGTTATTTAAATAAAAGGAACCCCGTTTGTCTGGGGGGCTCCTAAGGGTAATCGTCAAGTAATGACGTACTCGACTAATTAACAATATCATGAATTTTTTGGTAAAAATACTGGTAAATGTGTCCAAATGAATAGGGCATCATTTTGAACAAAAACGCTATTTGATAAGTACATGTTAAAAAAAAGAGCACCTTGTAAAGGCGCTTTTTACAAAGTGTTTTATCTACTGGCGTGATTTTTGAAAAGAGATGAAAGCTGTTATCCCACTGATGAAACTAGGCAGTAGGCTCCAAAAAAAGAACCCCCATCGACCAGTTACTAGAGTGATAGTTAAGAAAAAGAGGGGTACTAAAATAATCATTATTAAAGATATTCTTTGATATAGATTCATATAAAAACGCCCCTTTACAGATATATAGTAGTGTATTTATATTTACAATTCAGTAGCTTTGAAAGTTCATTATTTATAACAAAAATTTCATTTTGTCACAAATAAAAGAGCAGCTAGCAAAAGCTAACTGCTCGGCTGGTTCTCCAAGGGGGAAAGGAGAAAAGTTAGGGACTTCATTAAATGAGTTCTGGCTATCGCCTATCTATAGTATTGACGGAATATTGAGTTTCATTCGTGAATAACTACTTTTAACTTAGTGCATAGCCCACGATCAAAGTTAGTGCTAAAAACAATGATAATGACAATGTTAGTAGGACTGTTGCTACGCTTCTAAGCATCGCAATCCAATTATTCATCTTAGAAAATCCTATAATACCAGCAAAAAAGGTTACCAGTGTTAAAACTAGTAAAAAAAATAAAGGGTGGATAGGTAGTGAATTCATAATAAACATCTTCGTTTCAGATGAGGCTATCGAGCCCATCTCAAGATATAAGAGGAATAAACCAATGCAAATAAAAGAAAAAATAAAGGACCATAGATTGATGTTATGTTTCATAGCTTCCTCCTATATTATCGAAATATTTCCATTTAATTTTAATGGAAAATAAAAGAAAAAGATAGCGGTTATAAATTGAAATGAATTTTTTAACAAAATAATCCTTTTAATAGAAAGCGAGGTTAGGAGAAATGGCAAAATTAAAGAAAAGGAAAATGAGAAAAGCAATCGCTCGTCGTGCGAAGACAGTAGAGAAATATCAATTCGATAAGGATTGGAGAAACATTTTTGTACAAACTGGCTATTTAAAATAAATGAAACTTGAATACAGTCCGGCTAGAAAACTAGAGGACACCAATTCATTAAAGCAGCAATTAGAGCTGTTTTAGGAATAGGTGTCCTTTTTATTTTGAAAAGGGAGATGGGGAAATGAAGGTGCTAAGAGATCAATTACGTGAGTGGAAAAAGCAATCTAAGCAAGTAAAAAAGAAAAACAAGAAAAAACGAAAAGAGAAATTAAGTACTCGTGATATTGAAGATTTAATGGGGATTTATGGACCGCGTTATGAGCGTAGACGTGGAGCATTAAGACAAAAGTAATTTAATAATAAAAAGGAGTGGTCTTACATGACTAAACAATTATCTTTCTTACCAAAAATCGATAGAGCAGCAACACAAGAGGAATTAGAAGGTATGTTGGAAAGCGTACGTATACATAGGCAATTCGGGATGATGCGTAAAGAAATGAAAGTCACTCCTTCTTATGAAATACGTGAGCACGGCCCTACTCATACAGTTGGTAAGCCGTTAGAAGATGTTGCCATAGCGAACATTCAACAAAGCAAACGAGAAGAGTGGCTTGAAAGGATGTCATTACGTATTGATCAGTTTCTAAATCGATTAGGAAACGGACGAGCAGGAAGTATCCAAAGAGATATTATTTATAAACGTTATTTAGAAGAAGAGGATGTATGTGATTACATGGTTTATAACGAAATAGGAATGTCAGAGCGTACTTATCGACGTTGGAAGTCTAAAGCGTTTTATAAACTTGCTTTTGCACTTGGATTAGAAGTTTACGAGACAGAAGAGACTGGAGGTAATGAATAGTGAATTTTGTTCAGCCAATACGTGATCCAGAACAAATACAGCAGCTAAAAGAGTATTTTAAGGAAAAGAATGTACGTAATTATATTTTATTCATTATGGGAATCAATACAGGCCTGAGAATCTCTGATATTTTGAAACTGAAGGTAGGAGATGTCAAAGGAAGTCATATCTCTATGAGGGAAAAGAAAACAGGGAAACAAAAACGTATTCAAATTACTGCAGCACTGAAAAGAGAACTTAAATGGTTTATTGAAGAAAGAGAAGACAATGAGTATCTATTACAAAGTAGACAAGGTAAGAATCGTCCAATTGGTCGTAGCATGGCATATAAAATACTAAGCGGAGCAGCGGCGGAGTTCGGGTTAGATGAAATAGGAACACATACGTTAAGAAAAACATACGGGTATCACATGTACATGCAAACGAAAAACATAGCATTACTCATGGAGATATTCAATCACTCGTCAGAGAAGGTCACGTTACGTTATATAGGTGTAAACCAAGATGCAATGGATAAAGCAATGACTAGGTTTAAAATCTAATCATTGCTTATTTCTTTTTAAATCTAGGGGTATCGCAGCATTTTTGAAAAACCCTACGCTACGAGCATGCGAAATTTTATACAGTTTTTCGGCTAATCCAATAACAAACAAGAACCCTAAAACCGCGCCAGGATAGGAATGTATAAAAAAATGCATAGATCCATAGAACAAAAAAAGGAGGTTCCCTTGTGAGAGTAGGGGTTCCTCTTTTTTTTACTACCGATAATGTTACGTTATGTCAACCTCACATGTATAGAGTATACAGTCAAAAAGGTACAATACATCGCTTCTTCTAAATGGTACAATTAGGAAAAGGGGGGAAGAATATGTACGATTACAAATTCGTGAAAGTCGAAATTGATGGATGGAAAGGGCAACCTAAAGAAGATTATAAACGTATTATTACCGAACATGCTGAAGATGGTTGGGAATTTGTTCAAGTCCTTACTCTAACAATGGCAGGATACACGAGTTCTTTGGAGATTATCTTCAAACGAACCAAATAACTCCTTTCAAAAACAAGAGAGGTTTGCTTTAAATAACATACAAAAAGAACTGAAATATTTGGGGATCTAATTGTTCTCAATTTAATTTATAAGACAAATAAGCTAATATTAATCAACTTCTAATAACAAAAATTATGTGAACACTAAAGTCCTCCAGTTAAACAATCTGGAGGACTTTTAATAGTCTTCTAAATACATTGAATCCCGATAATGAGACGTTATGTTAACTGAACGTGAATATGATATACAACCAAAAATTCTTTCTATTTCCTGATTTTCTACATGGTAGAATTATAGAAAAAGGGGGATGTTCATGTTTTCGTTCAAAACATTTGATAATCTAACAGATGGGGAAATTCAGTTAATCCTTATGGAACATAGTCAGGCTGATGATACAAAAGGTTATGTTCCTGCATACATTTTTGGCATAGTAACACCATCAAATAGGACCAATATTATGGGAAAAGTTGTGTTACGAGTTGGAAATAACGAAAATACCTTTTACGGAGGTCACATCGGGTACAAGGTAGAAAAGAAATTTAGAGGATATAATTTTGCTTCGAAAGCCTGTCTTTTGATTCGTGAAGTTGCACTTGCACATGATATGAAAAAATTACTCATCACTTGTAATCCTGACAATATCCCATCTCGAAAAACATGTGAGAAGATTGATGCACAGTTAAGAGAAATTATAGACTTACCTCCAAACCATGATTTGTATGAACGTGGTGAAAGACAATGTTGCATTTATGAATGGGAATTGACATAAATAACTTCCAATAACGATAATTATGTAAATAAGCTGTCCACATGGGCAGCTTATTGTATTTTTCCGCATAGTGTAGGTTATTTTGCAAAATGCTGGTGGTATCCCTATACAGTTACTCATAAATTTCGTACTGTGTAACTCAAAAGAGAAAGTTAAATGAAATCACTGATAGCAAGGGATTCAGCGAAGGGCTCAGTTACACACAATATAAGATATGGGTAAGTGAGTATTTAAAGATTGTATCTATATTTGTATAATGGAATTAATGATTTCGATAGAGGAGATGGGACTATGGAAGGTAATATGCAAGGTGTTCTAGATGTAGCTAAGGAAATGGGGAGTGATGTATTAGAACTTTTTAATGAGGGTATGGAGTACGTACCGTATTTAGGCAGAGTTATGCAAACGGTTAAATTCAATAGATTAAAAAGAAGGATTGAAGAAAATAGTCAGCAACTCCTAAGGATAAGCCAATTGGCAAGTTCTAATATCCTCGCGGAAGAGTACATAAAACAAAGAATTTTTCCTATTGTTTTAGGTGAGATGATTGAAGAGCATGAAGGTGCAAAAATAAATTTACTGTTAAATGGATTTGAAAATGTTTTTATTAATGAGAACAAAAATGAGAGTATAGTAATCAATTACTTTGATACATTACGTAATCTCAGATATGAAGATATAATGAGATTTTATTATCTTATGGGGATAAATGATACCTATAACAACCCACATATCCTTAGTGAAGAGGCTGCCTTTATATTAAGTATTGATAAAAAGTTAGAGAGATACGAGCTAGTTAGAAGAATACATAGGAAGACAGCGCCAAATGGAGAACCTATAATGGTTGAACCTACTTATGTTGAAAATACAGCATATGGTTTAAGATTCCTTTCATTCATATCATTGAATGAAGAAAAAGTGGCAGAGTAGTGACCGCTTTTTGGCAGGAAATGTGCCGGTTGTTTTGGAGTTAACGTGATATATTTGTATTGTGAGAAGTGGCGGAAAACACAACTCATAAAGATTCTTTTATAATATGTTGTCTAAACGGTTTCATAATGACGGCAAATGAAATCCGAAACCAGCAGATGGTACTGATTGAATGTTACTGTTATTAAGGAGAGCTTTTGCTCTTCTTCCAGTTACTTAATATTGTTGCTGTAGTTAAGTGAACAGCATTAGGTGGTTAGAAGAAGAATGAAACTTCATTCACCGTAAATATAAAGCATAGACATTTGACAAAATAGCATCGGATAAATGCTTATTATTTTTGATGGAAGGATACAAATATATAGATAAACCTTCCATATTATCGCATAATGTATTTGGAGGCGATAATATATGGTTGATGATCAGAAGAATAAATGGAGTAATAAAGATTGGGTATGGACCGTAGGAATTTTAGTAATGATAATTATATTATTAATAGCCGATTTCTTTAATTTCCCAAACATTGAAGCGAATTTTTCCATTATATCTAGTGCAGTATCTATAGCTTTAGCTCTTGTAGCGATTTTTATTGCACTTAAACAAGATAGTGATAACCAAGAATTAACAAATCATATGAATGAAACATTAATAAAGGTAGAATTAAAGCTTGATAGTATGGATCGAAAAGTAGAAAAACTGGATCCAAGCTATGTAAACTCTATAGTAAAATCAAAAACAGATGAGATTACAGAAATAATTGATAAAGCTGGAGAAAGTAACTTATCTATGGGGGATATTAAAACGATAATCGCAGATGAAATGGATAATTTAAAAGATGAAATTAATAGACAGAGGGATATGGAAAGTTTAGTATCTGATAATGAAAAATATTTGCGTTATACTCTTACTCCATTGGTTTACAAAAGACTAATGGATATTATAGTTGAATCTGACCACGGATTATCAAGAAAAGGTATTTATAAGAAATATTTAGACAAGTATGGAAATATTCCACCAGACCACTTTATGGATCCGATATTAGAAAATGTTGTAAAGACAGAGGGTTTTATAAAAGAAAAGAAAATTATTAATGATAGAGTTTATACAAATTATAAAAAATAAATATTTTAAAAAATTACAGTAAATTGTTAAATTAAGCATCCATCGAATGGGTGCTTTTTATTTTGGAGGGATGAAATTGATTTAAATCATAGATATTGGTGTTTTGGATTCAATCAATATTATCCTTGTGGTGGGTTTGCTGACATTCAGAAAACCACTGATTCTAGACAAGAAGCAATCAAGTGGTATGAAGAAGAAAAAGAATGCTTTGACACTTGTGAGGTTTGGGATTCTGTAGCTCGTGAGTATGTCGGTGACGTTCTAATCACAAGTAAACAAGAAGAAACGCTAAAAAGGGCACAAGAAAGAGTGGAACGTAGCAACGGGAATATTGACCAAACATGTGAACATGAGTGGATTGAGATACCGGTTGATGGTGGGATTTTTGTAGGTTGTCCAAAGTGTGAGTCTATAGATGTAGAAGAAACAAAGAGATTATCCAGAGAATTAGCTGCTCAAAAGGAGGAAACGCAAAATGGCTAATAACAAATTAAAGGTTAATATTGATGCTGATACATCGGAAGCGTTAAAACAAATGAAGGAAGTAACCGAAGCTGCTAATGAATGTGTGGATGCATTGGAGAAGTTGGAGAGATTAATAAATAAATTTTCCGGTTTTCCTCAAACAAAGTGTGCAGTTAATGCTGATTCAATTGTACAACGTATTAATAGTAATACATCAAGCATCAGGATTTAAAGCATGATTAAACCAATAGCAATTATCGTAGGCGCTGCCGTGATCTGGGTGGCGTCTTGTTTGTTGTTGAAGAAAGATAAGGGGTGAGGATAGATGCAACTAACTAAACTTGAGATAGCAATTGTACTTTGCACAGTTATTCAGGGACTAGGTGAGGAAGTACTTAACAACAATAAAGGTAATGACGTATTAAAACAATTAGAGGAAGAATTAGATAAGGTATTGAGTAATTCAACACTAAACCAAATGAAAGAAGCAAGTGAAGGTGTAATAGAAAAATTCATCCATGGTTTATTAGAAGAGGAAGAACAATGAAAGAATACAAAACCAAACAACAGAAGCGTAAGTTCTATGATAGTGGTGAATGGAAACAATTACGAGAACAAGTAAAGAAGCGTGACAACTATGAATGCCAAGAGTGTAAACGAAACGGTCGAGTTCAAACAGATACAAATGAGTACAGTGAGAGTGCCATGCGTAAGAAGATACAACTCGTTGTCCATCATATAAAAGAACTAGAACATCATCCAGAGCTTGCACTTGATATAGATAACCTTGAAACAGTCTGTGTGGATTGCCACAATAAAGAACACGAAAGAACATTCAAAAAGAAAACGAATAAATGGGAACACGATGAAAAGTGGTAAAAATAATTCAAAAACAGTCCCCCCCTTAAAATATTTCATCAATTTTTCGTCTAAGGGGCACCGGAGGAGGGGGTCGATTTTCCAAATTTGAGTTGAATTTTTTCACGATAGGGGGGGGGGAACCTTGGCGGTAAGTATTGCAAAATTAAAAAAACAGTTAATGGAACGAATAGATACAAGTGATTTGGTCCAGGTTGCAAAGATTGATAGGTATATTGATTTAGAAAAGTCTATAAGAAAAATGAGTAAGACAATTGATGAAGAAGGGGAATCTGTAATAACAGTCAATGGAGCACAAGCATTTACAAAAGCGCATCCCCTTATAAGTGAACGAAATAAAACAAATGCTACATTACTTAGTATTGAAAAGTCATTTGGCTTTACTGAAGACGATGGAGAAACAAAAACTAAGCGCTCAGCTAATGATTTGATAAGTTGATATGATTCGGAATAAATACGTTGATGAATATATTAGACTGTATCGGACAGGGGAAATTAAGCTAAATAAAGAGCGCATAATGCTGATTGAGTACCTGGAAGAACATATATTAGTACGTGATGATTTGTATTTCGATAATGAAATGCATGAAAATTATATCAAATTCACTGAGAAATGGTACTTTGAGTTACAACCATTCCAAAAGTTTTTAACAGTATTTGTTTTTCTTTTTTATAAAGAAGATGATTCTGTTTTTTACGAGCAATTTCTGATCATGATGGCTCGTGGTGGCGGTAAAAACGGTTTAATTTCTTCATTATGCCACTTCTTTATTAGCCCGTTACATGGAATAGGTCGTTATAACGTTTCTATTGTGGCTAATAACGAAAAACAAGCAAAAGTTTCCTTCCGTGAAGTATATGATGTAATTGAAGGCAAAGAAATATTAGAAGAAATGTTTTATCGTACAAAGGTTGAGATTCTTAGCAATGATACGAAAAGTATTATGCAATATCACACATCTAATGCAGGTTCTAAAGATGGGCTTCGTGATGGATGTGTAATTTATGATGAAATTCATAGATATGAAAATTTTGATGTAGTTAATGTATTCTCTAGCGGACTTGGTAAAGTTCCAAATGCTAGGGAATTTTTTATTGGAACAGATGGATTTGTTCGGGATGGATTCTTAGATAAGACGAAAGAACGAGCTATGAATATTCTAAAAGGGAAAGATTTAGAAGATCCATTATTTCCATTCATCTGCAAGATTGATGATCCAGAAGAAATTGATAATCCTGATGTGTGGGAAAAAGCAAATCCTATGTTTAGTGAGCCGAGAAGCCCTTACGCTAAAGGGTTATTTAAAAAGGTATTAACTCAATATAAACAATTAGCAAACAACCCATCAAATCGTGAAGAATTCATAACAAAACGTATGAACTACCCAGAAACAGATTTAACAAAGTCTGTTGCTCCATGGGAAGAAATAATGCGTACTGGATTTGAAGAAGACGGAGAAACACTTAGAAAAATTCCAGATCTAAGACATAAAACAGCTGTGGGCGGCCTCGACTTCGCCAGCATCAAAGACTTCGCATCGGTCGGGTTGCTATTTAAGAATGGTGAGGATTATATTTGGAAATCGCATTCCTTTGTACGAAAAGGTTTTTTGGACAAAGTGAAATTAAAAGTACCTATTAAGGAATGGGAAGAACAAGGCTTACTCACTATTCTAGATGAACCAGTAATTAATATCTCTCACATTGTAGATTGGTTTGTAAAAATGCGTGAATTATATGGGGTTAATACGATTGTGGCTGATACATTCCGTCTTGATCTTGTTAAAACAGCACTTGAAGCTGAAGGATTCATCTTGTTATATATTCGTAATCCAAAAGCTATTCATTCTTTATTAGCGCCAAGGGTTGAAACGTTATTTGCAAACAATCGTATTATCTTTGGTGATAATCCATTAATGCGCTGGTACACCAACAACGTCTACGTCCACATCAAAAAAGACGGAAACAAAGAATATCTGAAAAAAGATGAATTTAAGCGCAAAACAGATGGATTCCAGGCTTTCATTCATGCACTATGGCAAGCGGATAACATTCTTGTGGATGAATTCGACTTTATGCTGGATGGTATTAAGTTTTAATAAAGGGGGTGATAATCATTGGATGGCTGGATGCAGTATTTAAAAGAAATAGTGAATTAGGATTTATGTTTGATGTGGAAATGTTTATTGAAAAAACGAACAGAGTCCACATGAAGCGACTAGCAATTGATACCTGTATATCCTTTTTAGGAAGGACAATTAGTCAGTCAGAATTTAGAGTGAAAAACGGTGAAACATTTGAAAAGGATGAGCTTTATTACCGATTAAATGTTAGACCCAATAAGAATATGACAGCAAGTACCTTTTGGGAAAAGTATATTTACAAGCTCATTTATGATAATGAAGCTTTAATTATACAAGCTGATGATGGTGATCTACTTATTGCAGATGACTTTCAACATAATGAATATGCTGTTTTTGAAGATACTTTTACGAATGTAGTAGTAAAAAATTATGAATTTAAGGGAAGCTTTAAGCAAAGTGAAGTCATTCATTTGAAATATCGAAATGACAAATTATCACCACTTATTGATGGTCTTTTTGCTGATTATGGTGATTTGTTCGGAAGAATATTAAGCTCTCAAAAACGTAAAAATCAAATTCGCGGAACAGTTGATATGGATATGCTTGCTGCAAAGAGTAAAGAGCATCAATCAAAGCTGCAAGAATTCATTGATAACATGTATAAAGCGATTGGCGAAAAAGATGTTGCTATCATTCCACAACAACCAGGATTTAAATACGCTGAATCATCGGGCGGTGGGAACTCAGGTCAAAGTGTGGACGAAATAAACAAAGTCACGAATGGATTTTTAAATCAAGTAGCTATGGCCATTGGTATTCCAACGGCTTTATTGTATGGAGAAATGGCTGATGTAGAGAAGCAAACGAAAAATTACATGCTTTTCACAGTAAGACCATTATTAAAGAAGATATCTGATGAAGCAAACGTTAAATTCTTTGAAATGAATGAATATCTTTCAGGACAAAAGATTGAAGTTAAAGCTGTTTCTTATCAGAATATATTCGATCTTGCAACAAGTATTGATAAACTCATTTCTTCTAGTGCATTTACAGGTAACGAAATGAGATTGGAAGCCGGATATGAAGCTTCAAATGATCCAAACTTGGACAAACATTATATTACAAAGAACTACGCTGAAATGAATACAGGAGAAGGAGGTGAGAATACAAATGACGGTGAAAATTGACGTTAAAGGACCAATTATTTCTAATGATGAAGCTTGGATTTATGATTGGTTTGAAATGGATGCGACAAGCCCAGGTAAGGTTTCAAAAGAACTTGATAATGCAAATGGTGATGACTTAGTTGTATCAATTAATAGTCCTGGTGGTTATGTAAATGAAGGTTCAGAGATTTACACGGCATTAAAGAATTACCCGGGTCATGTGGAAGTTCAAATTGTTGGTTTAGCGGCAAGCGCAGCATCATTTATTGCAATGGCGGCTGATAAAGTTCGAATCTCTCCAACAGCACAAATTATGATTCACAATGCTTCTATGTGGAATGGTGGAGATCATCGTGATATGTCAAAGGCGGCTGAGATGTTAAAAACAACAGATCAAGCGATTGTAAATGCTTATGTCATTAAAAGTGGTAAATCAGAAGAGGAACTACTTAATATGATGGCTGAAGAAACTTGGATGGGTCCACAACAAGCATTAGAAAATAACTTTGTGGATGAAATCATGTTTATGGAGAATCCAGTTAAAATGACAGCTTCAAGTACTACATCTGCTATGCTTCCACAGAAGGTAATCGATGGTTTTAGAAATGGAACAATGAACAATGGCCAAGGGATTACAAAGGAAGATTTAAACGCAGCATTATCAGGATTGAAAAACGAAATCCTGAATGATTTACAAAACAATATAGAAGAACAACCAAAAGAGCCGAGTCCAAAACCTGTAAAAAATGGTGGGATTAAAGGGCTCTTTTTAAAATTATAAAAATTGGAGGAAACACATAATGACGATTAAATTTAATAAATCTGAAGCATTTAATAAAGCGAAAGCAAAATTAACGGACGCTTTAACAAGCGCTGAAAGTACAGAACAGGAACAATCAACTGCCTTTGAAAATTTCTTTGATGCAATGCAAACGGATGTAGTTAATACTGTTCGTAATCAAGTAAATGATGAAATGCTAGATCGTTCTATTCTTCAACAACGCGGTCAAAACGTATTAACAGCAGCAGAAACAAAATTCTTCAATGCAGTTGTACAAGAAGGTGGATTTAAAGACGGTTCAATCCTTCCAGTAACTACACAAGAACGTGTATTTGAAGATTTAGTTAAAGAGCATCCATTACTTGATGCTTTAGGGCTACAAGATTTAGGAGCTGTTACAAAGTTCATTTATTCTGATGCAACAAAAGCATATGCATGGGGCGAATTATTTGGTGAAATTCGAGGACAAGTAAATGCAGCATTCCGAGAAGAAAAAATCGGTCAACTTAAATTAACTGCATTCGCAGCTATCCCAAATGATATGTTAGAACTTGGACCAGAATGGGTTGAACGTTATGTTCGAACTTTATTAGTAGAATCTTATTCTGTTGGTTTAGAGTTTGGTTTTGTAAATGGTGGTGGATCAGTAGCGCATCAACCTGTAGGTTTAATGAAAGATGTGAATCCAACTACAGGTGCGGTTACTGATAAGAAATCATCTGGCACATTAACATTTGCTCCTTCTCAATTTGGTGAAGTTGTTGCTGGAGAATTATATGAAGTAGTAAAAGCTTTATCAACTGATGCAGAAGGAAAATCACGAAAAGTCCTAAATGACATTGTAATGGTTGTAAATCCTGTGGATTCAATTGGTGTACAAGCACGTAATACAATTCAAACAGCAACGGGCCAATGGGTAATGGCATTGCCTTATAACATTCAAACTGTTGAATCTGAAGAAGTGCCAGTAGGTAAAGCGTTATTCTTTGTGAAAGGTCAATACCTTGCTGCAATTGCTGGTGGATATAAGCTTAAAAAGTTTGATCAAACGTTAGCAATTGAAGACGCTACGCTTTATACAATCAAACAGTTTACTAATGGTAAACCAAAAGATAATAAAGCAGCTCTTGTATATGATTTAAAGATTTCTTTCGTTCCTAAAACTCCAGCAAGCTAAGGATGATGTGAATGTATAAGGTAATTTCATATGAAATTTTACAGCAATTCAAAGATAGGATGCGATTAGGCGACGATGAAGACGATAACCTAAGACGTATCCTTTCTGCATCTAATCAAGAATTAAAAAGAGTATGTGGATTTTATGACATAAATAATGATGAAGCGTTCAAAGAATTAGTTTTTGAGCGCTCCCGTTATGTCTATAATGATGCGCTCGAGTATTTTAATAGTAATTTTTTAACGATGATTAATAGTTTCAGTATTGAAAAAGCTTTAGAAGAAATTGTATTGGAAGGTGATTGATATGCGTCCTTTTCAATATAAAAAACCACTAAATACAGGTGATTTTAGGAATCGAATTATTATTGAACAGCCTGTAGTAATAAAAGATGAATTGAATCAAGAAGTTGAAATAGATAATTGGCAGGAAGTTAAAAAAGCATGGGCGATGATAAAAACGGTAAAAGGTTCAGAGTACATTGAAGCTTCCGCTTCACGGGCCACACGAATTTATCGGTTTGTCATCCCTTATACTTCTGGAATTACAGAAGAGATGAGGATTAACTTAAAGGGACGTATCTTTGATATTATTGAACCGCCAATGAATGATGATGAAATGTATCAAACATTGACTATTATCGCAAAGGAGCATACTTGATATGAATGATTTTGCGAGTGATCTTGCGAGAGAATTACAAAGATATGCGAATGTTGTGGAAGAAGAATTAGAAAATGAAATTGATGAAGTAGCAGATATTGCTGTAAGTAAATTAAAGCAAGGTAGTCCTAAAAAAACAGGTGCTTATCGTAAAGGCTGGCGCAAGAAAAAAGAAGGTAAGGGTGTTGTGCTTCACAATACACAAGGACAACTAACACACCTTTTAGAAAATGGACATGCAAAAGCTGGAGGTGGTCGAGTACCAGCACAAGTGCATATTCGTCCGGTTGAAGAATACGTAATCGATGAATTGCCAAGACGTATTGAAAGGGCGGTTCAACAATGACATTAGGCGAATTAACAAAAATTCTTGAAGCTACAGGTTATCCTGTGGCTTATTCGCATTTCACAGCAACACCAGGTAAGCCAGTACCTAAGCCACCTTATATTTGTTATCTTGTGGACGGATCAGCGAATTTAATGGCTGATAATAAGGTTTATCACAATATAAACGATTTAAATATAGAGCTTTACACAATTAAAAAAGATTTGGTTGCTGAAGCAAAGCTTGAACAAGTCCTAGACGATTATGAAATTCCTTATGAATCGTTTGGGACTTTTATTGAATCAGAGAAATTATTTCAAAAAATATACGAAACGCGGTTGATATAAAAAACCTCACTATTTATTAGCGAGGAATTCTTTTAAAATCTTATTCACTTGTTGACTGAAGCTTCTATCTTCTTGTTCACCAACCGCTTTGATTTTTTCGTAAATTTCTTTATCTAATGAAATTGATGTTTTGATTTTACTCATTAATAATCACCTCAAATTCAATATAACATATTGTAATACTTGTTACTATAAAGTATGCGAAAGTATTACAAAGTATGATATTCTATAATTAGAGGTGATGGTGAAATGGAACGTAAATATTACATTTATATTTGGTATCGAGAAGATGATGGGTCTCCTTTTTATGTTGGTAAAGGAAAAGAAGAGAGATATAAACAATTAATCAATCGAAATAGACACTTTATGAATGTTTATAAAAAACACGGTGGATTTCCTGAAAAGATTATTGAAGGATTGACAGAACAAGAAGCATTTGAAAAAGAGATCATGATAATAAAAGAGTATAAGAGAAAATACCCTCTAACTAATATAACTAATGGTGGTGAAGGTGTAAGTGGTCTTCAGCATTCAAAAAGAACTAAAGATAAAATATCTGAAAAAGCTAAACAACAGTGGGGAAACCCTGAATTTAGAGAGAAATTAATAAAATCTAGAAGAATCGGCCACAGCAAACCTGAAGTAAGAGAAAAGATATCAAAGATGAACCTAGGGAAAAAGCGGACTGAAAACCAAAAGAAAAATATAAAAAAAGCGATGAAATCGCCTGACGTAATTAATAAATTAGCAGAATCTCACACTAAATACAGAAATATTAAATGTATTAATGGTGACGATGAGGTTATTATTTTTGAAAATACGAGAGAAGCTGTTAAATGGCTTGAAACAATCGGTCATAAAAAACCAAGCATGTCATCAGTTATCGGATGTATAACAGGAAAAAATAAAACATCATATGGTTACCGTTGGGTAGTCGATAAAGAATCCTAAAATGGGTTCTTTTTTTGTTTTTTAAAATAAATATATTTGGAGGAAAAAATATGCCTGAAAATCGTGTGATTTTTGGATTAAAGAAAGTACATTACAGTGTTATTACCGAAGATGAAACAGGAAAGATCACATATGGTACACCGGCTAAGTTACCTGGTGCGGTTGAAATGAAGTTAGAACCAAAAGGTGAACAAACCGACTTTTATGCGGACGATAGCAATTACTACACTGAATCCAGTAACCAAGGATACGAAGGTACACTGACTATCGCTAATATCACAGAAGCATTTCGCACTGATGTTTTAGGAGAAGTTTTAGATGAATTGGACAAGGTTCTTACCGAAGTTTCAAATGCAAAATTCAAGAAAATTGCTCTTATGTTTGAGTTTGATGGAGATATTAAAGCAACACGCCATGTACTTTATAACGTATCTGTATCACGTCCTGGTGCTAACTCTTCCACAAAGAGTGATAAAACTGAACCAAATACAACAGAATTGTCATTTGTGGCAGCACAACATCCAGTTAATTATAAAGTTAAGACATCAACAACAGTTGGTACACCAGCAAAAACTTATGATGATTGGTATACGAAAGTTTACGAAAAAGCAACGGGGGCGTAATTAGATGGAGAAAACAATTGTAATTGATGGGAAAGATGTCCGTTTAAAAAGTACTGGTGGTACTGCTAAACGATATAAGTCTCAATTTAAGCGTGATTTATTAGCGGATATGCTAGGTTTAGGAGTGCTTTCTGCCGTCATTTCATCTGAAAGTGACCAGGTAGACTTTTCTAATAGTGATCTAAGCAAATTAGATTTCGAAGTTATTTACGATTTAGTTTGGGTATTTGCTAAAACAGCAGATAAAGAGATTCCAGATCCATTAACATGGCTTGATACATTTGAGGAATTCCCGATTGCTGAAATCATTAATGAAATCCAAGACTTAATTAAAAGTACGGTTCAATCAAAAAAAAAATAACAGAAGATGTACAAGGGCAAGACGTTGATGGCGAGTTTTCCACCGATACGTTTCTTGCTCTTTGTTATTTATCTAAATTAACGAGTGAAGATCTAGAAGTAATGACGATTGGTGACTGTTTAGATTATATCGAGGAATTTGTTCAGATTAGTAATCCAGAAAAAGAAGATAAAAAATCAAGAAAAGCTACTCAAGATGACTTTAACGCCTTCTAAGAAAGAGAGTTGAGATTATGGCAGGAGGAAGAATTAAAGGGATTACTGTTGAGATTTCTGGAAATACAGTTGGTTTACAAAACGCTTTAAAAGATGTTAACAAACAAAGTGAGGCTGTAACTAAAGAGTTAAAAGATGTTGAACGATTGTTGAAATTTGATCCAAGTAATGTTGAAGCTTTAGCCCAAAAACAACAGTTACTCACACAGCAAATTGAAAACACCACACAAAAGCTAGATAAATTGAAGGCTGCGGAACAACAAGTCCAAGCGCAATTTCAAAACGGGAAAATTTCAGAAGAACAGTACCGAGCATTTAGGCGTGAAATTGAATTTACAGAAGGGTCACTTAATGGCTTAAAAAACAAACTTGGAAACATGAAAGCTGAACAAGAAAATGTAGCAAGCTCAACCAGACAGTTAGAAACTTTATTCCATGCTACAGGAAAAAGTGTTGATGATTTTGCAGGTGCATTAGGAAATCGTCTTGTGAATGCAATTAAAAGTGGAACAGCGACTAGTAAACAGCTTGACGATGCTATAAGTAAAATCGGTAAAGAAGCACTTGGAGCTAGCGCTGACATAGATAAAATGAAAAAAGCTCTGTCATCTGTGGATGATGGTGCTTCTTTAAAATCTGTAAAACAAGAACTAAGTAATGTCGCGAAAGAAGCAAAAAAAGCAGGAAATGAAGTTAATGATTTAAATATTGAATTGGAAAACATGTTAGCTGGGGCAGCGGCTGGCGCTGGTATCGGTAAAGCACTAGAAACTGCATTAGATACATCTAAATTAAAGACAAAGATTGATATAACTTTTAATGTCCCAGAAGAGTCAAAGAAATCTGTGGAGGAAGCTGTTAGAGGTATTGAAGCATACGGAGTAGATGGCGAAGCAGCATTAGAAGGTGTAAGGCGACAATGGGCACTAAATAAAGATATTAGTGATGAAGCAAATGCAGCACTTGTCAAACAAGCTGGTGTTATCTCCAGTTCCTATGAAGGCATAGATTTTACTGAATTAATTCAAGAAACATATGAGATAGGAAATGAATTAGGGATATCTCAAGAAAACGCTATAGCTATGACGGATGCATTGCTAAAAATGGGATTCCCGCCCGATCAATTAGATATCATTGCCGAATATGGAAGTCAGCTGACCCGTGCAGGTTTTAAAGCTGAAGAAGTCCAAGCGATTATGGAAGCGGGCGTTGAAACAGGTAGTTGGAATATTGATAATCTCTTAGATGGGCTTAAAGAAGGAAGAATTAAATTAGCTGAATTTGCCCAAGGTGCGGATAAAGCTTTAAAAGAAGCGCTGGATGGATCAGGTATTGCCGCTGAACAAATAGAAAAATGGGGAGCATCCGTTTCAAAAGGTGGAAGTGAAGGTTCGCAGGCCATGGTAGAGGTAGCTAAAGCGATTGAAGGGATAGACGACCCGATTAAAAAGAACCAAGTAGGAGTTAAAGTCCTAGCAACTATGTACGAAGATCAAGGGCAAAATATTACTAATACATTAATAGGTGCTTCACAAAAAACTATTGATTTTAAGAACAACCAGGATCAATTAAATGAATCTGTAAAAAAATTAGATGCTAGTCCATCTGTGATGATGCAACAAGCGATGGCTGATTTGAAAATAGCACTTGAACCTGTCCTAATGGTTATTGCTCAAGTTGTAGGTAAAATTGCCGAATGGATTCAGAATAATCCTACTTTAGCAGCAACTATTACTGTAATCGCTACAGCAATTGGAATTGTTATGGCAGCACTTGCGGCGCTTACACCCGTACTTTTATTAGTAACAACTCAAGCACTAACCTTTGCAGGGGTTATGGCTGTATTAACTAGCCCGATTACATTAGTAGTTGCCGCAGTAGCAGCTCTTATAGCGATATTTGTATTATTCGGCGATCAAATAATGGCTGTGTACAATGAATATTTGAAACCAACAGTAGATCAAATGGTCGCTATAATCAACGAAACCTTAAAGCCTGTATTTGAAAAGGCGTTTACGATCATAAAAGATATTGTTAAAGATGCATTTACGATTATCCAACGTGTTTGGAATGAAATATTATCACCTGTGTTTTCATTTATTGTATCAGTAATTAAAACTGTCCTTTTACCAGCATTCAAATATACATTTACTGCAATTGGTAGTGTTGTATCAGATGCTTTTAGCGGAATCAAAGTTGTGTGGGAGACTGTTTTAAAACCTATTTTAAACGGAATGATCGATTTCATTTCTGGCGTTTTCTCAGGGAATTGGAGCAAAGCATGGAGTGGAATTGTTAAAATTTTCGAAGGTATTTTCAATGGAATAAAAGCAGCTGCAAAAGCTCCACTAAATGCTGTGATTTCGATGATAAATGGTGTAATAAAAGGGATTAATGGCATAGAAATTCCAGATTGGGTTCCAGGCATTGGGGGAGGGAAAGCAAGTATACCTACAATTCCAATGCTAGCAACAGGTGGTAGACCCGTGGGTAATGGATCGTTTATAGCTGGTGAAGCTGGACCTGAATTATTTACGAAACGTGGTAATTCAATCACCGTTACACCATTATCATCAAAAGAGAGGTCACTAGGTATTACAGGCACTATGGGACAACTCGTAGGTGATGTGAGTCGTACAATGGCTAGTTCTATGAATCAATTAGCTGATTTAAAAGGCGTTATGAGTGGGGTTTATAGAAGTATGTCGAATAGTTCGCAAGCTTTGAAAGGAAATACAAATAATCCTAGTGTGGAAGGCAATACAGCGAAACAATTAGGTGAGGTTAATTCATATAACTTTGCTGATATGTTTAGAGGTTCAACGCTTGTAATTAGAGAAGAAGCGGATATACAAAAACTAGCAAGAGAAATAAATAATCTTGTTATCGGAGCAGGTAGAGGGGTGAGATAAGTATGAGTCTAACAATCGATGGGAAAACGTTAAAAGAATTAGGTTTAGCGCTTTTACCAGGTCATGAACATCCGGCGGCTCCTTCTACTCGTGATTATACAGTTTCACTTCCTGGTGTTCCCGGTGCGTACGATTTTGGCGCGGATTTAGAACCAAGGCCTTTCACATTGCCATTATTGCTTAAACCGCAACAGGATGAATTTTTATTATCATCAAAAATACGAGAAATCATGACAGTTTTCTTTGATCCATATGGAAAACCTAAAACGGTGAAATTGATTTATGACTATGAACCAGATAAGTATTACAAAATTAGGTATAGCGGTAGTTTAGATACAATCCGTTATAAAACGATGACTAATCTTGTCCTTCCGTTAACGGCATTTGATCCATTTGCTTATTCGGTTATAGAGACAAAAGATATTACATGGGATAGCGATATTCCTTTTGAATCAGACATTCTTTTTGATATTGGTGATTACACCTTTACAATCAACAATCCGCAAAAGATTTCTATAGATAACTTTGGTTCTTTGGTTGTTCGTCCTGTAATTGAGCTTTCAGGAAGTGCAACAGGATTAACTCTCACTCTAAATGGTGAGAGTTTTTCTTTTGGAGATTTTACCAATACATCATTTTTAATCGATGCTAAACATTATACCTCTATGAAAAATGGGCAAAATTTCTTATCTGGTATGAAAGGGAATTTAGAAAGGTTAGAACTATTTCCGGGTGCAAATGCAGTCAATATAAGTGGTTCTAACTTGAATATTAACATTACATTCAATTTTAAAGCGAAATACATTTAAGGTGGTGACACATTATGGCTGACTTAACATTTACACCTGCACAAGAGTTAGGCACAAAGGAAGTTTTAAGAACAGGTAAACCCAAACTCAATCAAGCAATTCGTAATTCAAATGCAGCAGCTGAAAAAATATTATCTCCTATCGGTCAATTAAATATTAACCGCGGTGCAGATTTTCCTTTATCAAATACAGTACGAGATGGTGTTTTACCTCCGTTTGGCCAATCAGTAAAAGATGCAATTCTTTCAGTAGAAGTTTCAGGAGCAAAACAAGGAAAACTCTACGGAATTGAATGGTTAGGGAATGGCTATGATGATGCTGGGACTATTCGTTACGGATTTACAATCGCTGAGTATGATAAAGCTACATTTGGAACAAATAGTGAAAGTGGCAGAAGGCAAATTGCTTATTATAAAACAAATAACTTCCCTGCTCCAACTACGGACGTTGTAACACGTAATTTATACATTCCTACTGAGGATATTACATTCACAATTACCTATGAGAGAACAAAAGTAGGAACTATTCTCCGTATTACAGATAATAGCGCTGGAATTGCAAAAGGTGCTGTTATAGATGAGCGTTGTTATACTTACAAACAAAAAGTAGATGAAAACAAAGGATACTTGCTAAATAACCAAGGAAAATTAGATCCTTTTGCAAACATCGTTCGGGATGGTATTACGTACCCTGAATATCAAGATATAAACAATGCAATATTAGACTGTAATGTACAAAACGCGAAAATAGGGAAAATATATAGAATTTCTTACATTGCTAATGGGACTACAGCCTGGGGTGATCCAAACTATTCAATTTGGTTGGAAGAATGTGATCCTGACTTCCAAAATTTAAGAACTGTATTCAGTCGATCTAACCAAAATATTCCTGCACCTACAAAAGCAGTTGAAACTCGTACAATTAGTACTAACAATGAGGATATCATTTTAAACATTACTATTGATTATTCCAAGTTAACAAAAGATAAGTATCTATTGAATGCAGCTGGTAATGGATTTGGTTACATTATTGCTGAGTCTAATTATTTATATAAAAAGTTAGCTTCTGTTTCATTAATCGAAACTTTAAAGAAAAATGAAGTAGCGGTTATAAAATCTGGAACTACAATTAGTACTAAATTTTCTTATAGTAGTACGAAAGATATGATAATTGAATGGGCACCTTTAAAGAATAATAAGTTCACTCATTTTTCTAAATGGTATTTCCAAGATAGGGGACGCGCTTGGAATGATTTCACTGGAACCCAAGCGATGGCAACCGCTACGGATTGGGTATCTCCATACGGTTTAATGGCTGTAAATAATACTATTAGTAGTAAATCATTCACTGTCGGTGGAGCACATGGTACGGAAGGGACAACAGGTTTTCCAACAGGAAGAAATCAAAGTACAAAGGTTTTAGTTGATGGTGTGGAAATAACCGATGGTGTTGTTATAAAAGGGAATGAGATTACTATTATTGCGGAGCATTACGTATTCGCATCTAATGTTATTGATACAAGTAACGGGAACGCTCGTGATGTTTTAAGGGAACTAGTCACATACACCGTTACTCCTAACAATGTTCAGATATCAACGGAACTAAGAGCAATGGAAGATTGCAAAATCACGAGATATGCAGGATTGCAAGGTACTAAAACGGGTGGATACTGGACAAAATTTTATTCAATGATGGACAAGGTTGCTGTTTATGGTACAACCGATACATCAGAAGGAGCAACCGAACCCAAAAGCAAAGTGAATACAGATCGGTTTGTCTTGTTTGGCGGTAACGATACTGTCGTTTGTTATATGAATAAATTCGGCATAGGTGATAAACGTTATATTCCAGATACTGAGCCTGACGTATATTGGACTGGCGGAGAGTTTGGAAAGATTTATATGCATAACATTAAGCAAGAAGTTTCTTTAAACGCAGGTGATACATTGTATTATTCTGGTGGGTACACGATCATGGAAACATTTAAAAATACATTTCGTGGTTACTTCATAAAAGAAGGGAATCAGAAGGTTTATGTTTTGGATTTCCACGGAACAAATAATGTGATCGTAGACATTGGAGAATACAACAAAAAAGTAAAAGTAATTGATAAAACAGCCAATGTCACTTGTGATGATTACATCACGGGTGTTGGGCTACGCGTTAACTCCGTTGGATACAATCAAATTAAGTTTATTATAGAGTAGGTGATACATTGCGACATTTACGAGTTTTTGATATTAACATGAACTTAGTGGCCATTTTAGAAAACGCATATAAGATTGGCTACATCAAAGAAACTAATAATTTGTGGACGTGTTCATTTTCGTTACCTCTTAATGATCCGAAACGTTTAGAAGTTAAACCAAAGTATTTTATTGAACTATACGATCACGATAAATATATTGGTAAATTTATAGTAAATCCTAAAAAAACGGTCAAAAACGAAAGTGACCAAAGCATAACATACAATTGCGAGCACGTTTGGAGTACTTTACACTCAGACGTGCTTTTTCGTTACCATCAATTAACGAATTGGACAACAAAAGATGTTCTTCAATACCTAATCAATCAACAAGGAATAAAGCATTGGAAGCTTGGGACAGTTGAGTTTACACGATATTTCCACTATGCATGGGAAAATGAAGATTCCCTTTTAAACGCACTAGTAAGTGTACCTAAGCCATTTAACGAATCATATTTGTGGACATGGGATGATACTAAATATCCTTTTACCCTTAATCTAGTTCGTTCAATAGATGAAAAAGTAGACATCATTCGATATGGGAAGAATTTAAAAGGTATTGAAAAAGATGAAGATCCAACGGGATTAATCACACGTATTTATCCGCTTGGGTATGGTGAAGGTGTAAATCAACTTGGTATTGAGGGCGTAAACAATGGTGTACCGTATTTACAGGCAGAACAGTCTATTATTGACAAATACGGCATCCACAAAAGGATATGGGCTGATAGACGATTTGAAGATGCAGAGTCTCTTAAAGCTTCTGGCGGTGGTCTTTTAGAACAATATAAGAAACCAATAACAACTGTATCGGTAGATTGCATAGATTACGAGCTTATTGATCCATATAAACTTGTGAAATATGATATTTCAAAAATAGTAGGTGTGTATGACCAGGATACTGACACCAATGATGATTTACGTATTATGAAACTATCGAAAGCTGATATTTACGGTGATCCTTCTAACATACAATTCGAAATCGGAAATGTGCGAGATGATATCGGAACGACAATTACTGATTTACAGAAAAAGCAGTTAGTGAATGATACTTACTCACAAGGTAGTACTAACATTGATAGTCGGGACTTTCAAGATAATTGCGACCCCGAGCATCCAGCCGTCATAAGGTTTCAAATACCTAATGACGTTAAGAATGTAAACGAGCTATTACTGACATTTGAAACGTTAAGATTTAGAGCATATGAGCGCGCCATTAAAGGCGGAGGAGCTGTGGTAGGTTCAACGAGCGCTGGCGGTGGTACAGTGGCCTCCACGTCCGCTGGCGGGTCTATTGTACAATCGACGTCTAGTGGTGGTAGTAGTGTACAAACGTCATCTAGTGGTGGAGGTAGTGTGCAATCATCTAGCGATGGTGGAGATCACGTCCATAAAATGTTTCAAGGATTCGGAGCAGCTCAGAATCCTGGTTCGGAAGCTAATGGTTTATATGTAGCTTACTCCGATGCGGAAAGAAAAACAGCTCAAACTGTGAGGATGGATGGAATTGGTACTAGCTTGTATACGCATGGCTCAAGTGGAAATCACTCGCATACCGTGACTATAGCCCCACACACGCATACTATGTCAACACCAGATCATCAACATAGTATAAATTTGCCGTCTCACCAGCACGAGGTACACCTAAATCCGCACAGTCACGAGATCCAATTGCCCGATCACACCCACGAGATTGAGTTCGGGATATTCGAGTTAAACGAAACACCATCAAAAGTAACAATCGCTGTGGATGGGAATATATTACCATTTGATTCAACGAGTGGACAAGATATTAATTTAGTACCATATCTAGCAAAAGATAATAGCGGAAAACTTCAACGTGGCCGTTATGTTGAGATTAAAATCACACCTAATAAATTAGCTAGAATTAACGCTACTGTTACTGGACGACTTTTTATCCAATCAAGAAGTGGCGGCACGTTTTAAGAAAAATATTTGAAAATAAAGAAGGAGATGGCTCGATATGCAAACAATTGAAATCCATACACAAGGCGGATTGAAGCATAAGGTACAAACTGAAAATTACGATGCACAGGCACTAAACGAAAAATTGAATAGCAATGACCTAATCACCGTGCTTATCGGTGATTTTATTATTCAGCGAATTGATGTAAAACGTATTCTTCCGGTTAATTTACCTGTAACGGAAGGCACTACAAAATTAGAAGTCCACACAAATAGTGGCAAACCTATGGTGATCATAACAAACGATTACGACCCGATTTTCCTAAATGAACAATTAAACAACAATAATACAATTACAGTAGTAATTGGTGATTATATCTTCTCTCGAATCGATGTAAAACAAGTTGTTCCTGTGAAAGAAGGACCGATAGACCCGATTATGCCTGAAGGAACTAAAGGTGGAAATTAAATTTAAACAGGTTGGTTTCTGATTCGAAAAAAAGTTACTATTTTTAAATAGGACTATAAATTCATTGGAGTTACTGTAATTTTGAAATATAGAATAAAAAAGTGGAAATTTCACTTATCATACTGTTACAATTAAGGAAAAAAATAGCTAAGGGTGAAAGTTTTGACAACTATTGATATTTTGGGGAGTTGCGTTACTAGGGATGCATTTAAATATGATGTGGAAGACGTTTTTAGAATAAATCAGTATTATGCTCGCTCTTCTTTAATTAGTTTATATTCGAAACCTGTTAACGTAACTTTAAATGATATTAACTTAGAATCGAATTTTCAAAAAAGAATGGTTTATAATGATTTAACAAAAGCTTTTCGAAAGTATATAAAAAATAAAACTGGAGACTATTTAATGATCGATTTTATCGATGAAAGGATGTCCATTCTAAAAAGTGGAGATAGTTATATTACCAGATCTAGAGAGTTTATAAACTCAAAGAGTAATTTAAAAGGAACGCTTTTAACTAGTTCCGAGAAATTAAATAAATGGAAGCAATGTGCTCTGGTATTTAGTGAAGAAATCAGCAAGTACTTTAATGTAGATAAAATCATTCTTCATAAAGCACTTTGGAAAGAACAATATATTACTAAAGATGGTGATATAAAAACGTTTGAAGATAAAACAATTGCTGAAAATAATGAACTTCTTATGCAGTATTATAGTTTCATTGAAGAAAACCTAAAAGGAATTAAAACGATTCAGCTGGACGATTTTAATGCTTCTGAAACACATATTTGGAGCCTCGCACCGTATCACTATCAAGATGAGTATTATATAGAATTTATGAAACAACTAAAAGCTTTAACTAAAAACAATTGATTGAAACAAGGGAGCAAAGGGCAACTTATTGTTGTCCATTTTGGTTTATAGAAAGTGTAAGAGTATTATTATTTAATAAAATATACCTTTGAGTACATTCAATTCATAGATCAAGAGAAGCGATTTCGCTTCTCTTTTTATTTTGAAAGAAGGTGATAATTATATAAAAAATAGAGGTTGAGAAAATGATCAGAATATTGAAACAAATAATGGATTAATATATAATGAAAGCAAGAATTGGAAAAGGGGGAATTTAATATGATGCTACATGAAGTTTTAGAGGGGTACAAAAACGGTCAATATAAAGAAGGCGATGTATTCCAGTATCGAAATAACCCTAAAGTGAAGGCGACATTGAAAGCAGGAAGCATGGTTTGGGATGATGACAAATTACCTGTGAGTTGCAAGGACATTTTCCAAGATGTATGGACGAATCAAGAACAAGAAATCCAAATATAATATAGTTTGAAATAAAGAGAGACAAGAGTCTCTCTTTATTTATTTTCAACAAAATACGGATTTTCAGAACAAAAAGAGTGGTTATAATCTACTCTTTTTTTATTTTTCGATAAATATACACTATTTATTTTTTAAAAATTTCACAAGTAATACACCGTGAGTACACATTAATAAGATATTCTACGGTAAATTACTTATAGAAATAAGAGGATAGATATTATGGAAAAAGACGTTAATTTCTTTGTAGGGTTGTTATGGGGTGGCTTATTTTCTCTAATTTTATGGATTTCATTTGCGGGGTGGATGAAGATTGTAACAACAGATTTTCACTATTGTAAAGATTGGTTAGTTAGTTTTTGGCAACTGTAAGTTCTATAGTAGTAATTTTTAATAAAATACGGCTTTTATAACAAAGAGGGGCGGCGAACATCGTCTCTCTTTTTATTTTGAAAGAATTGTATTAAAAAACTCTTCATAAATTTCGCAAGTTATAAACCAATATTATGAAATAATGTGATATTATAATGTAGCGAGGTAAATTATTTGTAGAAATAAGAGGATAGATAGTATGGGAAAAGACGTTAAATGTTTTAGAGGGTTATTTTGTGGATGCTTATTTTCTATAGTTTTATGGATTTCATTTTTGGGATGGATGAAGATTTTAATTCCACACTTTCACTATTGTAAAGAGTGGTTAATTAGTTTATTGCAACTGTGATTTGTATATAAGTACTTTGGAAAAATATAGCATTGATAACAAAAGAGTAGCTTCGGCTGCTCTTTTTATTTTGCATAAAGGAGATAAAAACGATGGAAGAACAGGTTTTTAATGTAATGCTATCACAGGGCGCTTTCGGCGCTCTTTTTGTTTGGCTTTTATTCTCGACAAGGAAAGAGAGTAAAGAGCTATTAGAATCGACACGCCAAGAGAATAAAGAACGTGAGGATAAGTATCAACAAGTCATTGAAAAGAACCAAGAAGTCATCGAAGAACAAGCTAAATCGTTCGGTTCTCTATCTAAAGATGTATCAGAAATCAAACAAATTCTTGGTACGAAAGGTGAGATATAA